TCCAACTGGCTTGGCATCGTTTCTGGTGGTACGTTTGTGACTCAGCCTACCGTTATCTGGGTTGACCAGGCAAACGGTGATGACCTAAACGATGGTCACCGGGTTATTGACCCCATGAAGACCATTAAAGCTGCTGTGGCATCTGCTGATGCAGGTGACATTGTGCTTGTGGCTCCTGGTGTGTACCGAGAAACTGCTCCTATTGACGTTACGGTCAACAACCTGTCTATTGTTGGTCAGTCTTTGCGTAGCTGCTTTGTTCACCCCACCCCTGCTACTGAAGAAAACATTCTGTTCCGTGTAAACAGCGGTACTCAGATTGCTAACTTCTCCATGGCAGGTATGAAGGCTAGCGGTACCCGTGGTGGGCACTCTGTTGATAGTGATTCTACCTACGGTCTGCCTGAGAACCAGGGCTGGGCTATCGCCTTCTACCCTAACTCTGTCATCTACAAGAGTCCTTACATCCAGAACTGCACAACGTTCATGGATAGTGGGATCTACAACTGGACGCAAGAAGAATACAACGCTGACAACAGCCGTGGTGGCTACTTTGACCCCAACAACGTCAACCAAGGTGGCTTTGGTGGTGACCGAACCTCCGATATGACTGGTGGTGGCCTGTTTATTGACGGTAATGCCGTCTCTAGCACGTCTCCCCTGCGGTCTATGGTAGTTGACTCGTTCACTCAGATCAACCTGGACGGTCCTGGCGCACTGGTGTGTAACAACGCCTATGCTCAGTTCGTGTCGTTCTTTGGAACCTTCACTCACTACCACTGTAAATCACTGAATGGTGGTCGTGTTAACCTTAGTAACTGTACTACTGACTACGGTCGGTATGGTTTGGTTGCTGATGGCAAGTCTTCTAGCCCTATCTACAGCTCTACTGCTCAGGCTGCTGCCTCTGCAAATGATTTGTATGTAGATATTAACGTTGCTTCTGCTCCTTCTGGCTGGTTTGGTAGTGGCACGCATGCTACTCGTCCTTCTGACGACATGCTGATGGAGATTGGCAGTGACATCTATACCATTACGGGCTCTACTACCCTTGGTACTGAGCAAAGTCCTACTGGTTATCGTGTCAATGTTGTCCGTACCCGTCCTTCTAACCGCTCTATCAACGATGGTTTGATTAATGCGGTGGCAAATGGTGCTACTGTCAACTTCTACTTCCGCTCCTACATCAGCTCTGGTGGTCACACCTTTGAATATGTGGGTGCTGGTACTGACTATGATGCAGCTCCTGAGAACGGTGGACAGCCTATTGAGGCAAACCGTGTTGTTGAGCTTAACAGCGGTGCTGTTTGGCAGTCTAGTACTGACCACAACGGTAAGTTTACTGTTGGTAACTTCATGGTTGTGGACCAGAAGTCTGGTCTTTGCACGATCAACAACATCAACGGTCTGGCATTCCCGTCATCTGACGGTAACCTGAACCAAGTTCTGAGCACAGATGGCTCTGGAAACCTGAGCTGGCAGTCTATCAGCGCCCTTGGTGGCTCTGGTATCAACAATGTCAACGAGGATACTAGCCCTGAACTGGGTGGTAACCTGGATGTTGAGACGTATTCTATCGTTTCTAACACCAACCGTGACATCAACATCACTCCAGATGGTACTGGTTCTGTGGTGTTGGATGGTCTTTCCTATCCGCAAGCCGATGGTACGGCAGGACAAGCTATTACCACTGACGGTAGTGGCAACCTAACGTTCAGCGATGTTTCAGTTGATGCAGCATTCGTTGAAACTCCCCAAACCCTTACCAACAGCAAGACAATCGCTGCAAATACTAACGCAGCTTGTGTCGGTCCTATTGCGCTAGATCCTGGCGTTACCATTACTGTTGGTGCAAACTCTAAACTCGTCGTTCTTAACTAATCATGGCTTACGGAAAAATTAAAGCAGATACTCTTACCTGGGACAACGCAGGTACAGACACTGACATCAGCATTAGCGGTATTCCTACCGCTGCACAGCTTGCAGCAAAACAAGATGCAGATGCAACCATCGTTAAAACTGGTGTAGAGCAAACTTTTACTGCTGGTCAACGTGGAGAAATTACCGAGCTTGCTGCTGGTACTTCCTTCACTATTGATCTGGATGCATCCAACAACTTCCTGATTCAACCCAATGGCACCTACACGGTCACTCTGAGCAACATTAGCGGAGCTAAAGGTCAGTGTGGATCCATCTTTATCAAACCCACTGCAGCTGCTGCTAGCGGTTCTTTCCCTACTACAATGAAGTTTGTTGGTGGTGCAGCTGGCATTGCTCTGACTGGCACCAGTGGTTCTATTGATCGTATTGATTACATCGTCCAGGACGACAGCGCAGGCTATGAGTGTCTCACCTGCAACTTCACTGCCAACTACGTAGCTTGATATATGCCAGTATTTAATAATTCTCTAGCAGGTGCCGCCGGTGCTGGCGGCGCTGCTGGTTACAAGATTGAAAAATCGCTGCGGCTGAATTCATCTGACGAAAGCAAACTTACTAGAACTCCATCCACTGAAGGTAATACAAAAACCTGGACGCTTTCCTGGTGGATGAAGGCACCGGAAGTAGATTCTACTATTTTTGCCGCTGGTAACGGAAACACTCCAGGTCGCTTTAGCTTTGGAACTAATGGTAACGGTGCATTTTTTGCAGCCGTTGTTGACAATAATAGTAGTGTCTTTTCTATAACCACTGATGCATTCTTTCGTGATCCGTCAGCCTGGTATCACTGCTGCCTAGTATGTGACTCCACAGCCAGCACTCAGGCAGATAGATTTAAGATCATAGTCAATGGTGTTCGTCAGACAGTTACTGGCACTTTGATGCCACAAAATCAAAACACCTTTGTCAACACTACCCAAAAGCATCAGTGGAGTGGGCGTTCATATTTAGATATTGACTTTGCTGATGGGTATCTAGCAGACATCCAATTTGTGGACGGGCAAGCACTTGCTCCGACTGATTTTGCGGAGGAAGATGACAATGGAGTCTGGCAGGCGAAAGAATTTACTGGTGATTACAACTTTACTCCAACCGTCACTTATCCCGCTGTCTATGTAAGCTCGCCTGGAACTTATGGGACTGTTACTGACGTAAACACTGTCAATGGTAGTGTATTTACTTCCGCTGGATCTAGTGGAGCTGGTTCAATCAGAGTAGAGTTTTCACCAGCCATTTATAGTGTTAATAAGGTCAAATTCAAGGGCGGTGGATATTCTTCAGCTGCTACATTTGGTATCAAGGTAAACGGAATTACTACTCATAGTAACTTATCAACTAACAGTAGTTACACCGCAAGAGAAGAAGCTCTTACATCTGCCACGGATATTACATCATTTGAGATTTTCTCCGCAAGTGATGGCTGGGCTCTTGGAGACCTTCAGTTTTCTACTGATAATGGAACGACATATACGGCTCCAAGTGGGACAGCCGCTGTTATACCTAATTCAGGCGTAAACGGCTTCCACCTCGACTTCTCCGACAACAGCAGTAATGCTGCGCTTGGATTTGACGCCCTTGTTTCTGGCACTCGTTACAGCGCAGATTGGAGCGGATCACTTGCAAACAACTACACGTTTGCAACCTTGTTTGATGGTAATACATCAACACTTTGCTTAGGTGCTAACGGAGCCACTTTAACTTGGACACCTTCAACACCTATTGCTTGGACTGATGCTGCTGGTGGTGTTGAGGTTTACTATCACAATACATCACAACCCGATAAAGCTCGTGTTAATGGTGGTAGTTGGCTCAACCAAGTAAATAACAGTGGTGGATGGGAAAAAGTTACCACAGGTGATGGTACTCTCACAAAACTAGAACTTAAAGACCAAGCAACCAGTGAAGTTGCAGTCTACGCCATCCGTGTCAACGGAACCATCTTGACTGATCCGGCTGGAGCAAATGATTGGACGGTTACTAACCTCACAGCATATAAAGCTGCTACTGGTGCCCATGGAGTAACACGCGGCACTAGCACTCTTAATTACGATCCTTCCGTTATTCTTGACGGTGACATTACCACCCATTACGCTGATCGCCCTATCAATGGCAACGGTGTCAACTTTACAGGCATCCCTGCAGCCAATACTCAATTAAGGGTCAGGTTCCATTACATTCAGTCTGGCACGATGACTACCAATGGTGGTCACGTAATTGCCAGTGGAAATCAAAATGGGGCTTGGGTTGAACCTTCGGGAATATCTTACCCATTTACCTTGACTTCAATCAGCGTAACTGGCGGAAGTGCTAACGATGGTTTTGGTATAGCCGCTATTGAGGTCGATGGCACAGTTCTTACTCTTGGCAGTGGCGCTAGTACTGACAGCCTGATCGACACCCCAACCAGCTACGAAGCCGATAGCGGTAACAATGGCGGTAACTACTGCACTTGGAATCCACTGGACAAAAATTCCAACCTAATTCTGAGCAACGGAAACCTTGAGGTTTCTGAAACCAGTGGTCTGCAAATGGGTGTACGTGCAACCCAGTGGCTGACAAGCGGTAAATGGTATTGGGAGATAGAGCTAGTCTCTTCCAGCAGTATCAATGCCGGTGGTCAGATTTCTATTGGGGTTGTTAACGAAAACCAACCCTTGGATGGTCAAGGGGGCGCAGGCGCACCAACTGGTAGCGTCGTCATGTGGCCTACTGGGGCTGTATACAAAGATGGCCTTAGCGCTGGCACAAACAACGCCTACAACCAGCCAGGTACGGTTGTCGGTGTTGCCCTTGATATGGACAATAAAACAGTGTCCTGGTATATCAACGGAAGTCTGCAATCAGTTTCAATAACTGGTCTTGAAAGCAGGCTTACGCCGTTTGTGCATGTCTATGGACCTGACAATGATGCGACTCTTGTCACAAATTTTGGTCAACGTCCGTTTAAGTACACAAATGCTGGTACTGATAGACCAGCGGCTACATATCTCAGTCTCTGCACGCAGAACCTTGACGACCCGCTGATTGCCAAAGGTTCGGACTATTTCCAAGCAAAAACATACTCTGGTAGTAATTCATCGCAGTCGATCACAACCAACTTTAGTCCAGATTTGACATGGATTAAAAACAGGTCAACAAATTCAACTGACCATATTCTTGGCAACTCTCTTGTTCCAGGTGCTCATCTTTATTCAAATGGTACTTGGACAGAAGGTTCAGGCAGAATTACATCACTTAACTCCGATGGATTTACAGTAGGCACCCACGACACTGTTAATCAATCTGGCGATGAATACATTTCTTGGAACTGGGACGCCGGATCATCAGACACATCAGTTAGTATTGGCGGCCTGAATAGCTCTGTGTACGATCAACGTCAAACTTGGAGCGATTACATTACCTCCAGCAATGGCTGGGGAGATGGACCTGATCATACGTTTGACGGTGTTGTCAACGGATCTGGTGGTTCATATAACAATGGTGGTGGTGGAACACTTACCTACACCCATCCGGTTGCAGAGACAGTCACTTCACTCCGTTTGCGTCTTTACTCCACTTCTGATGTTTCATTAGGTGGCGGTACAGCCCAATCTATTGCGGGTGTCGCAGCTACTGGTGGATGGACAACAGTGGATGTTGGCAATGGCTTTGATTTTACTGGTTCCAACACTATGACGATTACTCGTTCTAGTGGTTATGTCTATATCGATGGCATTGAGATTAACGGAAAAGAGCTGGTTGATGACAATCAAACACCCCCCAACGTCCCAAAAATCGCTACAACCTACCGCGCAAATCCGACTGCTGGGTTCTCAATTGTAAACGCTTCTGTTGCAGCTTCTTTGACTGGAGGACCGACGCTGGCTCATGGATTGAACAAAAAACCTGAATTCATCCTCGGCAAAAACAGAGATTCCACAATTTATTGGTACGCTTACCATAAAGATTTAACTGAAAACCATTATCTCATTCCTCACCTAACAAACGCTCAGCAAAACAGTGGTGCAGTTTGGGGATCTCATAGCTCTTTAGACTCCAACGTGTTTCAAATAGGTGCTGATACACCTGCATCTATGTGGATTCCTAGTGGAACTAATGATTGCATTTTCTACGTCTGGACAAGTGTCGAAAACTATAGTTCTTTCGGAAAATACACCGGCAACGGGTCATCTGATGGTCCCTTTGTGTTCACCGGATTTAGAGTAGCTTGGTTGCTGATCAAAAACATTACGACTGGCGGCGAGACTTGGACGATTCATGACTCTTCACGAGACGTTGATAACCCAGCAGAGCATCGATTGCTGCCTAACTCTAGTGATGCTGAGTCGACTGGAACTTCAGCCCGATATAAAGATCTTTTGTCTAACGGTTTCAAAATTCGTGGAACATCTGGTGAGCAGAACACAAACGGCGACGTGTACATCTACGCCGCATTCGCTGAGTATCCTTTCTCCCTCAATGGTGGACTTGCACGCTAATTAACATTTAACTATGCTTCAACTTAATGGTAAGACCTTGCAATATGACAAGGCATTTGTTCATGACGGGATGCAATATCCCGCTAATTGGCTGCGCTTGACCTCTTTGGAGGAGAAGCAAGCCATTGGAATCGTTGAAGTCTCGGACGCCCCTGTGGCGTCTTGGGACCAACGCTTCTACTGGGGAGTTGATAACCCTAAGGATCTTGATCAACTCAAAGAAACCTGGACCGCAAAGGTAAAGGAAGCTGCAGGCTCCCTGCTTAGCCAAACCGACTGGTATGTCGTTCGTCAGGCAGAGAACAGTGCTGCTGTTCCTGCTGCTGTGCTTACTCGTCGTGGTGAAATCCGCACCCTAAGCAACGAAAAGGAGACTGCTATCGCTGCTTGTGAGGACGTTGCAGCTCTTGCTGAGTACGTGACTAGCTCTGCTTTCTACAGCTGGGAACCGGCACCTGAGCCCGAGCCTACTCCTGAGCCAGAACCTACTCCTGAGCCTACCCCAGAACCCACTCCCGAACCTACCCCCGCTGAAGAATGATCACCCTAATCCGTCCACTTCTGTTTTCGTTTATTAATTCTGATCAAGTCAAACGGCTTATTGTTGACCTGCTGAAAAAGCTGGCAGAATCTACTGACAATACTGTAGACGACGAAGCCGTTAAGTTTATCGAACGCGGTTTGTTCGGTGGACCCCTGGAGTGATCCGCCGCTTCTCCCCTCTCTAACCCTTCCAGCAGCCCCTGAGCTGCCCCAAGCGGTGCTGGAGGTACCAAGGGCTAAGCTACCTAGCTACAAGCCCCTTGTGGTGCCTCCTAGCAACCTTAGGCCCCCACCGGGTATCAAGGGTGAGAACCAGGATAAAGCTCCTGACAAAAGCCTTCCACCAGAGGCACAGATAGTTGAGATCCCATTTACGGACATTGAAGTCCCGATGCCGACCACAACTATCATGACCACTGCAGCCACCACAGCGTTTATCAGTGTTGCTGCCACCTTGACTGCTACCTCTTTGTTCAAGTACATCGTCATGGTTCTTAAACCTGTATTCAAACAAACATGGAGCAAGATAACCAAGAAAAAAGGCCAATGCTCAAAAAATTAAAAGAGCATCACGAAGAGATTGAGTTTTTAGCAACCTTTGTTCGGCTTGGTGTCGTCGTTTGGAGTGGTTTTATTATCACTCTTAACTATGTTGACATCCCTATGATTAAAAAAGGTCAAAGCGGTGGTGACATTACTTTTGTTGCTAGTGTCTTTACAGGCGCTCTCGCTACGTTTGGACTCAACACGTCTAACAACAGAAGTAACAAATCAAACGAACCCAAGAAAGACACATGAAAAAGCTACTACTCCTTCTCTTTCTAGCTAGCCCCGCTGCAGCTCAGCAAGTCACGCCCAACTTTACACAGGGCAGCATGCAATCCACTACTACTACCACTGTAGATATTGATCGTACTATCGAGACCAACATCTATGGTGGCGATTACAAATCATGGTCTGGAACCAACGTAACCCCCAGTGGGGATATTTTGAGCGACTCCACAACCTATTCCGTAACCACCGCAGGCGAGCAGTTCCAACTGGAGACTGTCGTTCGGGACGCGGGAGTCGTGGAGAACATCGTAATCGAAGAACTCATCGAGTCAACCTCTACCACTACCTCACTGTCTGTCTTCTCTCAGTAAGCCCTGCGTTTGCTGCTGAAGACCCTACAGTTCAGAACAGCTCAAACCCTGTGGCAGCAGCTACAGGCAATGTGACCAATCAAGCCGTTCAATTCCAAAACAACGGGGCACCATCTCGACAATACTTTGCTAACAACGTTAGCTGCAATGGTGCAACTATGCAACTTAGCCCGTTTTACATGGGCAATGACACTATTCCGCACGATTATACGGGATATGTGCGTAGTAACAACTTCGGTATGCAGATTAACTTTAGTGTACCCCTTGATGGCAGCATGATTGAGCTGTGTAAAAGCATAGCTAAGAAGCATGAACAGAAACTTCGCCTTGATTATGAGCTAGTTCGTGCTCTAAAATGCACTGAAATCATGAAAGCTGGGTTCCAGTTTAGACCTGGCAGCCGTGTTGAGGTGTTGTGTCACGATGTTGTACCTATCGTGTCTCTAAAATCTAAAAATGAGCAAGAAAAGAGCAAGTGAAGACTCATTTAACGAGCTTCACAACCTTATCACAAAGGAGTTCTTAGCGCGAATCAAGTCTGGCGAAGCAACCACACAAGATCTTAAAGCAGCTTGTGATTGGTTGTCCAAAAATGACATCACTGGTGTGGCCGTTGAGGGTTCTGCTCTCAGCGGCCTTGCTGATATTATGCCCACCATTGATTTTGATGAAGTCCAAAAAGCAGTTCGACGCTAATGGCTCCTAGAAGAAAACCTTTCCATACTCTTAAAAAAAGTGCGCGTCACTACCGCGAAAATGCAGCCTCTCGGCGTAACAAAAGCCGTTACGATACAAAAAGAAACCAGTCGGAGGAAGCGACACAATACCGAGTCAAGCACACCGCAGCCCGCCGAGCAAGAAACATCGACGGCAAAGGTGGCAAAGACCTCTCGCAAACCACGAAAGGCACGTTCGTCCGCGAAGACCCTTCCAAAAACCGAGCCAGAAACAGAGGACGTAAATACGTAACATGACTCCTCTGCTGCCTACTCCTGATCATTACTTATACAACCTAATAACGATGACATCCCCAGAAGCTAAGCGCCTATGGAGGCGTGCAATCAAAGAGCACTTCAAATGTCAATGCGTTTATTGTGGAGAAACTTATGAATTACATGAACTTACTCTTGACCACGTTCACCCTAAGTCTCTGGGTGGAGAAGATCTCACGAGCAACCTGGTACCCGCTTGTACCCATTGTAATCAGGACAAAGGTAGCGACAACTGGCTAAACTGGATGCGTGCTAAATACGGCATGCATCCTGACAGAGAACAACGTATTATTGATCACATCAACTGATGGCAAAACCTAAAGTCAAGCCGGGTACTCCTCACCCTACCAAACGAGGACTGGTTATGGGTAAAAACGGCCGCTATGTAGCTAAATCCACGTACAACAGGCAAGTCAAAGCTTCTCAACCCAAACCTGTCAAGACTAATCCTACTGGTGCACCTAGTGGTGCTCAAGGACCTGCTAATCCTCCTCAACAAGGCCCTAGCCGTCGTACACCTTCAGCTGTAGGCGGAGACACTGGACGCCGTGGTGGTCCAAACCAGCCCGCTAGAAGTGGTCCTCCTGGCACTGGTAACCGCCCTCGTTTCAACCCTAGAGTCCGCCGACCTGGAGCTAACCCAGCTGCTTTGGCGCAAATGACTGGCTTGACTATTGCTAGTAAAATGGCAGAAACCATTGGCAAGCCTGGTCAATCTAAAATGTCTGGTCTGGGAGTTGACCCTAGCCGTCTTCCTAAAAAAGACAAGAAAGATGAAAAAGGCGTCCAAGGACGTAACACCAGAGGTGGTCAAGGAGGCAGCCGAGCAGCGGTTAACCGTAGGCCCAAAAAAGAAGAGCCAAAACCCAAGCGCGAGGTAACTAGCCGTAACCGTCGTGGTCGTCCCACAAGCTACGCACAGCCTGTTGCACCGGCTCGTCGTGGTATGTCTAACATCCCGCCTCAAGAAGGTACTGGCAGGGGATCACCGAACGACAAAAAGCCAGTAACCCGTCAAAATGTTACTCCTAAGACTCAACCCAAGACTCAACCTAAATCTACTCCTAAAGTCAAAAAGGGTAGTGGTGTGAGCGGTGTTGGTCCTGTAGCAAGCGGCCGTGCTTACTCTACCAAAGTTACTGGTAAGTCAGTGTCACAGCAACGCGCAGATCAACTGCGTGCAATGCGTGAGCGTTCTAAAAAGCGCCAAGCTGCTCAAAGGAAAAAGAAATAATCGTTTCTAAGCCCTCTAAAAAGCCTCTAAGGTACAATCCCACCAGGGACGCCTTAGAGGCCCCTTCTAGCCCCTTCTAGCATGCATACAGACGACTTACAGAATAATCTTCAGTCAGACTTTCGGTATTTTCTTACTGCAGTCTGGGCACACCTCAAACTTCCCCCACCAACTCGTGCACAACTGTGCATTGCAGAATACCTACAGCAAGGACCCAAACGTCTACAGATTCAGGCGTTTCGTGGTGTGGGTAAGAGCTGGATTACAGCAGCATTCGTGCTGTGGACGCTCTACAATAACCCTGACAAGAAAATTATGGTGGTATCTGCATCTAAGGATAGAGCAGACTCGTTTTCCATCTTCTGTCAGCGGCTTGTGCTAGAAGTTCCTTGGCTTGCACACCTCAAACCTAAATCAGATGACCAAAGATGGTCCAGGGTCTCATTCGACGTGGGACCAGCTAAACCTCACCAAGCTCCTTCAGTTAAGTCTGTCGGCATTACTGGTCAGCTTACTGGTAGCCGTGCTGACCTCATGATTCTAGACGACGTAGAGGTTCCTGGCAACTCAATGACAGAATTGATGAGGGAAAAGCTGTTGCAACTCTGTACAGAAACCGAATCAATCTTGACACCAAACCCAGACAGCCGTATTATGTTTTTGGGTACTCCCCAGACTACGTTTACCATCTACCGTAAACTAGCAGAACGTAACTACAGACCGTTTGTCTGGCCTTCTCGCTATCCTAAGAAACTAGCCAACTACGAAGGTCTCCTAGCCCCACAGCTCGTAGAAGACATCGAGAACGGTGCACAATCTTG